GGATTGCTGAGGGCGCGGAGTCAGCGGCAAACCGTGAACAGTTAGCGGGTGGGCGGGTGTACACGATTACGGATGCCCATGTAAGACTATTGAAAGCAGGTGGACGATGACAGCAGACGAGATAACCGTTGCCAGTAAGCGGTGTCCAACGTGCAAGGAAACGAAGGCGGTGAGCGCGTTTTCGCGGGACAGCAAGAAAAAAGATGGATTACGATCACAGTGTAAAGAGTGCGAGAGAGAGGGACAACGCGTTTACCGGGCTGCTAACTCAGAAAAGTTGAACGAGAAAAACCGCGTTTACCGGGCTGCTAACTCAGAAAAGCTGAACGAGAAAAGCCGCGTTTACCGGGCGGCTAACTCAGAAAAGTTGAACGAGAAAAGCCGCGTTTACCGGGCGGCTAACTCAGAAAAGGTGAGAGAGAGAGACCGCGTTTACCGGGCTGCTAACCCAGAAAAGGCGAGAGAGAGAGACCGCGTTTACCGGGAGGCTAACCCGGAAAAGTTGAACGAGAAAAGCCGCGTTTACCGGGCGGCTAACCCGGAAAAGTTGAACGAGAAAAGCCGCGTTTACCGGGCGGCTAACTCAGAAAAGTTGAACGAGAAAAAACGCGTTTACTACGCTGCTAACTCAGAAAAGTTGAACGAGAAAAGCCGCGTTTACCGGGCTGCTAACTCAGAAAAGGTGAACGAGAAAAACCGCGTTTACCGGGCTGCTAACTCAGAAAAGGTGAGAGAGTACAATCGCGTCTGGCAGGTTGCTAACCCGGAAAAGGTGCGGGTTAACGGCCAGCGCCGCCGCGCCCGTAAAGCTAACCTCCCCAACACCTTGACCACCGCCGAATGGCAATATGCCATTGATTACTTTCATGGCTACTGCGCGGTATGCGGTAGACCGCCAAAGAATTTGTTTAAGACTCGCCGCGTCAACATCGATCACTGGATTCCATTGAGCAAAGGCGGCGGGACGACAGCGGATAACATCGTGCCTCTATGTTCTGGCGAGGACGGATGCAACAACCGCAAGGGCAACAAAGACCCAGAAGTGTGGCTTGCCCTGAAATTTGGCAAACGGAAGGCGCGAGTAATCTTGCAGCGCATCAACGCATACTTTGAATTGGTAAAAGCAAAGGATAAGGAAGTCGCATGACCGATAACAGAGCCGTAGAAGTGCGCTGCCCACATTGCAACAAACTCCTACTCAAAATAGATCTCGGGTTAGCACAGATTGAAGTTAAATGTCATCGTTGCGACCTTATCGTGACTTGGCCTACGATGCGCGGCGAAATCCAAGCGCATAAGAATCCGATACCCCCGCCCAAGTCGCCTGTAGTCGGGCGAGTCAAGTTAACGGGCGGCGCGAACACGGCAGCGGGTATCGTGGCACGTCTTCAGCAAGCGGATAGCGGTGTGCAGGAGACTGAGGTGGTCGAAACCGTGAAAGCTGTAAAAGAGGACGGGAAATGAAGGGTTACACGATGCAAGAGATTCTTGATGAGATGGTGGCGCATATCGATAGTGACGATATTGAGGAATCGCACATGGGCGCAGACAGCCTACTTGTGGATTTAATTAGGTTGCTTGCGGAAGGTTTGCCAGAGGAGCAAACAACCTTAGTGGAACCCATTATTGAAAGTTATCGCAAAGTTGACAAATGGTTCGCTTAAAACAAGCGATGTCTTATACATAAGGGAATAGAAAGTAAAACGCCCACAATGGGGCGTTTCGCTTGTTTCTAGGAGTGTTTGCTTAGGATGCTGAAAGCGGGTTAGCCTTCACTTAGCATTCGCTATAACCGCACGTTAGACACTTACGGCAACCCTCAGCACGGACAAGCGAAATTGTCCCGCACGAAGGACACATATCCGCGCCGGAAATCATCCCATCTACATGCCCGTTCTGTTCAGCGATCACTTTTACCGCCCCGTTCATAGGAAGCGTAAGTTGGGTCGCCTCATACTTTGGGAAATAATAGCTTTCCAGTGATCTAGCAACGGAATCCGGTAACGAGGTAACGCGGCGTTCCCCAAAGCCAACAGAGCGCGAGCCGCCAATATCGCGCAGTTGGTCAATAATCAGTTTAAGCATATCGCGCCGATTGTGCGGGTCCGTCGTCCGCAACGAGAGCGAAATCATGCGGCCTAAGCCTTCGGCATCCGCTGCCAGATCGCTGCCAGCTTTGCCGGGTGCGGTGATGAATACTTCAAACGGATAGCCCTGCTCATCGCTGTTCATGGTGACGTAAGCCGTACCAAAGGGCGTAGCGCAGTTGACGGTAACCCCTCTTAGGCTTGCAGGGCGCGGGTAAACGCGGTGGGGCGTAGCGACCTGAGCAACTTTGTCTACACAGATAACGGTTGCGGGTTGCTTGATAGCGTCCTCTTTTTTGCTCTTGGCTTCCATTTCGCTTTCGGCGCGGTCATCACCCTTGAGCATCAGCACCTGTTCGCTGCGACTGCCATCACGATAAACCGTACCGCCTTTGCAGCCAAGTTCATACATATACTGATAGAGTTCGCTAACCTGTTCAACTGTGTACTCGTTGGGCAAGTTAGCCGTTTTTGAAATCGAGCTATCAATCCAGCGCTGGATGCCGCCCTGAACACGTACATGGTCTTGGGGGGATAGGTTCATGGCTGTGACAAAGTAATCGGGGAGTTCGGTTTCGTCGGGATGCGCCTCATACCATTCGCCTACAAGCGGTACTTTTTCCTCGTGTAAGCCAAGTCTACTCTTGCGATAATACGACCACGAAAAGAACGGCTCGATACCTGTACTCGTGTTGACGAGTGTACCCGTTGTCCCTGTTGGGGCAGACGTGACAAGGGTTACATTGCGGATACCCTTTTCTTGGACAGCCTCGCGCACGGTCTCAGGCATCGTTTGCATGAAACCGCTTTCGAGAAACTTTTCCGCTTCAAACATTGGGAACGCGCCTTTTTCCTCAGCGATTTCCGAAGACATCAGGTAGGCTTGTTGGGTGATGAATCCGTACAACTTGTCAATGAACGCCAGCGATTCGTCACTGCCATAGCGGACGCGCAAACGGATCATGAGTTCCGCCAGACCCATCGTTCCCAACCCAACCCGGCGCTCACTCAATTGTTGGGCGGCGGTAGCATCGAAAAAGTACGGGTTTGCGTCAACTACGTTATCCAGAAAGCGGACAGCATAGCGCACGGCTTTCTGCAAGCTGTCCCACGCAACATCACCATTCTCGGAATCGTAAAACTTGGCGAGGTTCAGTGCGCCAAGATTGCAGACCCCGTTACCCGGCAAACCTTCCTCGCCGCACGGATTTACTCCAACAACGGGCGCGAAGTACCAAGAGTTTGCCATCTTGTTGTAGCGCTCAAGAAACAGGAGGCCGGGTTCAGCACTTGCCCACGCGCTCCGTGTAATCGCATCCCATAGCTCACGGGCTTTGATCGTCTGGTATGTCGTCACGCTGCGACCCGCTGCCTGCCACAGATCAATATCGCCGTCCCATAATGTATCGTAGGCGGGGTCGGAGGTGTCGGGGAATATCAGCGACCAGTCAGCGTCATCCTTTACGGCTTGCATCAATTTATCGCTTACGCCCACGCTGATGTTTGCATTGGTGATATTCCCGGCCTTCCGTTTACTGTCAATGAACTCAAAGATGTCGGGATGCCAGTCTGCCATGAGCAGGAGGAGCGCCCCACGCCTTGAGCCTCCCTGCTCGATTAGCCCGGTTACAAAGCTGTACAACGCGCCCCATGACACCGCGCCGCTGGAACGCCCGTTCACGCCCTTCACAAAGGCATGACGAGGACGCAAACTGGACAGCGTAATCCCAACACCGCCACCCCGTGACATGATTTCTGTCATCTCGCCCAACGTTTTCAGGATGCCACCCCGTGAGTCATGAGGTAAGGGTAGAACGTAGCAGTTGTAATAACTTAGCTTTTGGTCTGTTCCCGCTGCCGTCAGGATGCGTCCGCCGGGAACGAATTTCCAGTCATCTAGTAACCAGCGAAAACGGCGCGTCCACTCAGTTTGCTTTTCAGGTTTTTCCACTTGCGCGATGCCAGCAGCAACACGATCCATCATCTGTTCTGGTTCGGTTTCCAGCGGCTTATCAACATGCTCAATATCACGGGTGACGACTTCGCCATCCAGCAGTTCAATCGTGACAGTGGGCAGTTCAATCGCTGTCACTCTCCCGATTTCCCGTTGTCCAGTCGCCGGGTTAACGACAACGATAACCGTATCACCCACAGCAAGACTGAGGCGGGTCATGTCTTTCTGGGCGTAGCGATCCAAGAAAATCTTATATCCCAACTCGTGCAGGGCGTTGGTTTTGGCATTACTTACTTGATCTTGCATTCGTCATCTCCATCCTCGATAAAAGTAAAATAGACAAGAAAACTCACGTTAAAAAAGGTGAGTTGGTTGGCGCGATTTCTATAGCTTTAATTGTATATCAGCCTAAAAACACACGCCAACCCCTAATCGTGCTTACTAGCTTATGCGCCCCGCTAACCAGCAATCTAGGATGCTGGATGCTGTTATAGGCATAGTCTTATTCCCTCGCGGTTCCCCAGACGTGGAGGAGTTGAATCACTGCGGCGTACAGTATACCTTGCTTGCCTGAGCCGTAATTCTCCTGCACGTGCTGCTCGAATTCTTCTAGGTCTCCATAAAAATACTCAAATTTTACCATCAGACCGCCGACGTGCCGCACGATGTACAGGGTGTCGCCGCGTGACGACATCCCAGGTATAGACAGCGACATAATGCCTTTCGCGCCTTCAAGATTTACGCCTTTCAGGTTTACGCCTTCGAGATTTGCGCCTGTAAGGTTTGCGCCTGCAAGGTTTACCCAGTCGAGGTTTACCCAGGCGAGATTTGCGTCTTTGAGGTTTACGCCTTCGAGATTTACGCCTTTCAGGTTTACGCCTTCAAGATTTGCGTCTTTGAGGTCTGCGCCTTCGAGGTTTGCGCCACAGAGATTTACGCCTTTCAGGTTTACGCCTTCGAGATTTGCGCCTGCAAGATTTGCGCCTGCAAGATTTGCGCCATAGAGACGTGCGCCTTTCAGATTGCAAGGCTTAGCCATTGCAATGATCTCTTCTAATTGATCTTGTGTGATTTGGTGTTTTTCGACATGCATGGTGTTCATTCTCCTATATTCAGATTAACAATTGAGCCGCCTCATCTATGGAAGCGGCTATCCCCGCACAGTGCAGGGAATTACATACTAGGGGCGAGTTTCTCCCAGACGTGGAGGAGTTGAATCACTCCGGCGTACAGTATGCCTTGCTCGCTTGTTGTGCCGTACTTGTTCTGCACGTGCTGCTCGAATTCTTCTCGGTCTCCATAAAAATACCCAAATTTTACCATCAGACAGCCGACGTGGTTAACGGCGAAAAGGATGTCGCCGAGTGACGACATACCAGGTATAGACAGCGACATAATGCCTTTCGCGCCTTCAAGATTTGCGCCATAGAGATATGCGCCTTTCAGATTTGCGCCATAGAGATATGCGCCTTCAAGGTTTACGCCTTTTAGGTATGCGGCTTTCAGGTTTACGCCTTCGAGATTTGCGCCTTTCAGATTTGCGGCTTTCAGGTTTGCGCCTTCAAGATTTGCGGCTTTCAGGTTTACGCCTTCGAGATTTGCGCCTTTCAGATTTGCACCTGTAAGGTTTGCACTTTTGAGGTTTGCACCTTTGAGATTTGCGTCCTTCAGATTTACACCTGCAAGGTTTGCGTCCTTCAGATTTGCACCTTCGAGGTATGCGCCTGTAAGATTGCAAGGCTTAGCCATTGCAACAATCTCTTCTAATTGATCTTGTGTGATTTGGTGTTTTTCGACATGCATGGTGTTCATTCTCCTATATTCAGATTAACGATGAAGCCGCCTCTATAGATGAAGCGGCTTGAACCCCGAAGGGAGATTTATAATTGGCTGGTTAGCGCGGATGCGGGATACTTAACTGCTGTCAGTATCTAGTACACCTCCTCTTTGTATGTACCCATTTTGATTGCCACTTCCCAATCGCCATCCCTCAATTCACGAGCGATATTTTCGAGATGGACGGGATTAACGCTTACGATTTCACGGGATGTGATCCCGTGTCTGTCGATATGCGTGTTGTCGGAATCGGTTACGCTGTGTACTGTGGTCATGATGCTGTATACTTTCTATAGGGCAGCGCGTGGTTTTCCAGACGTACACGCTACCCGCGAACAAAAGGCGGCTGGCGACTTCGTTAGCCGCCTGCCCTGAATGCTAGATTGATTCAATTACTTCAAACTTTGTATAGTTGATAATCGCTGCCAATTTATGCAGCGCTCCAAGTTCGTTTTCGCCGTTGTATTCAACCAATACGTTCTGGGCGGCGCGGCGAAGGTCAGCGCCTAACTTCCTGTCACGGGCAAGTGCCTCATCAAGCCGGATGATTTCGGCCTGCAACGCAAGGATTTTTGCATCGCGGGTTTGTAGACTTTTCCGCGTACTCTCCATGCTTTCAGCCCACGCTTCATTAATCGATGCCACCGTGCTTTCGGGCGTGTCAAGCGGGGTGCTGCTGGCGGGGTCATATTCGTATTCGTCTGCCGTAACGGACACATATACTACCGCTCCCACGAGGGGCGCGGCCTCCTCAACTTCGGAGCGGTCTACACCGTCAACCGCTTCCAAGTTATCTAGGTCGCTGGCGCTGGCAACTTGGCAAATTTGGTTAACCTTCCGAAGAAAATTATAAGAACCTTTTTCGTAAGAGAAGGTATTTTCAACATGAGCGGTAACTGCTGTCATGAATTCGGTGCTGAATTCACGATGGGTGAAAATATATGTTGCGCCGTAGCGAACTGGTTTGCCGTCTTCGTCACTCATGCTGTCAAAGGCTGTCCCTTTATAGCGGTCTATTATTGCTTCCACATTGGTGGAAGTGGGACCGTCTGCCCAATCTATATTGATCGCAGAAGAGTGGCGTGTGTTTACTGAGAACTTGGTTGCCGGGAACCCGGCTTTTAGTGCGCGGCGGATGAGTTTGGCGGTGTCTACTGCTGAGATGTAACGTGCTGCGCCCATGATTGTTTTTCCTTCCCCGTGTGTGCGGGTTTATGAATGACTAAGCTATAAAAATAAGTATAAGTCAAAATATGTATATTGCCAATAGGCAACTTCTATTTTGGTTTTCGCGTTCAATAGGGAGTGCCGTTAGTTGATTGGCTCGGCCTCAACGATGCTACGGCCTAATTCCGTAATCGAGAACTTTTCCATACTACGTACCATTGGCTCGTACTGAATTAGTCGCGCCTCCAACAGCGCGTACAGCGTTTTAGCGTCAAGCGTCTTTTCACCTAATATGAAAATACCCCGATAATCGATGAAAATCATTAGGCCGTTTGCCATTACTTCTAATACGTTTTTTTGCGCGTCAGTGATTTTGACCGCTTTGGTTTCAACCGCTGCGGATGCTGCGGGCGCGGACTCTACTGCGCTTAAATCCTTGTTATACGCGCCGCGCTGACTGCCGTCTGCTAACATTACGACGTATCGGATTTGCTCGTTGTAGACACGGAAGCTACTGACCTTGCCTTGCAACATTTCGGCGGATAGCCGGAGTTCAGGCTGCGTAAACGTGACTTCATCGCCAACACCAAACCGTTGAATGGGGCGGGTAATCTTGAAGTCCTGAATGCCGCAATACGCGATACCCGCTTCCGTAATTTGGTATCCATCATTAAAGCTGAAAATCATACCTCTGTTAACAAGCGCCTTCAATGTGCCATTCGTTAGCTCACCGTGCGAGATGATGACCCTCGCAACTACCGCACCTTTGCCCGCTAGAACTTTCATCGCGTTACGTTGTGCTGCCGTTACTTTGACCGCTTTGGTTTCAACCGCTGCGGATGCTACGGGTGCGGCCTCAACGACTTCAACGATTGGCGTGGTCTCAACGATTGATTCGGCAATCGGGGTAACGATGCTACGGCCTGCTTCGGTTATGGAGTAGGGCTGAACCCCCCGAACCATTGGCTCGTACTGAATTAGGCGCGCATCCAATAGCGCGTACAGTGTTTTAGCGTTAACCGTCTTGTTGCCTAATTTGAATTTGCCGAGATAGTCTGTGAAAATCGTTTCACCGTTTGCCATAACTTCTAATACGTTACGTTGTGCTGTGGTTACTTTTGCCATGATTTTGTTTCCTTCCCCGTGTGCGCGGGTGTTTATCTAAGCTATAAAAATAAGTATAAACCAAAATATGTATATTGTCAATAGGCAACTTCTGTTTTGGTTTTCGCGTTCAATAGGGAGTGCCGTTAGTTGATGGTGACGCGATAACCAAGTGCTGCTAATTTCGCGGCGATTTCCGTCACATGAACCGAAAGGATTTTCCGGTTGCTCGGAATGGTTTTTGTTGCGCCCGTGCGACGGACGATAATCATTGGGTATAAACTGTTTTCGCCGTGTACTTCGATTGTTGCGTTCATTTTTTATTTCTCCGTTTGCGTGTTTATCTAAGCTATAAAAATAAGTATAAACCAAAATATGTATATTGTCAATAGACAACTTCTGCAATCCGTTAACGTTTACGGGATTTTGAATTAAGGTTGACAAACAAATGTTCTACCATTAAAATAAAGGCATTCATTAATTATGAGCGCCCCAGAGCGCCGTATACCGATTACGAGAACGCCGTAGAGTGTCTAACACATTCTGCGGCGTTTTTTATTGGCGGGACTCCATGCCACAAACCGATAGCACGACTTCTGAAATCCAGCCTACCGAAAACGGAACACCTGTTCCGTTGCTTTTGATTGAACAGATAACGGAAGCTGCCAGCGGTGTCTTCGTGCGCTGGCCTTATCGCGGGTCGTGGGCATACGGGCAAATCGAATCTGTTCACGATGACGGCACGCTGGAACTTGATGACGGGAAAACGCTGAAAACCAATGCGAAGAAACCGGGCGCGAAAGTCCGCATGTGGCGCAAGGGCAACGGCGGCGAATTCGTGCGGACGCCGCGCCTCATCGCTAAGGGGTTGCCGTCGCTGCGCCTCTGGAACTACACACCAAAGGAGGTGACGGAATTGCAGGAAATGCCGCTTACGTATGGGGGTTACGAGCGCGAATTCAGCGGCTTGTATTTCAACATCCCACTACCGAACCACCCGACTTTAGTTGAACTGCAAAATTACCTACGCCGTGCGCTTCCTGAAGGCACGGAATTTATTGACCCGGCATTCTTCCATATCACCCTTGTCTACTTGGAAACAGGCAGCGAAACCGACATCGCACTGATGCCAACCCCCGATCACTTACCGCTGTTTGGGGTGGGCGCGTGGGGGATGACCACATTCGGAACGCTGGAAAACCCCGCGCTGGCGCTCTCCATCGAGTCCTGCGCGCATCTTGTCTATCTGCAAAGCGACCTGTACTGGAAACTGGCAGCAATGGGGATGAAGGTATCCGCGTACAGTTATCCGGGTGCGTGGCGGCCTCATATCACATTAGCCTATCCACCGCCGCAAACGCGCCATGACGACGACAGCGAATCGATGTCTAGCAATTACATTTCACTACCGTATGCCGTTCACTTAGAAGTCAACAAGTTTGCGCTTACAGCGGACGATTACGTTAACTTGCAAACATGGGAACTACGCAAAGAGGTTCCAGTGCAGGAGATGGCGACGGTAGGAAGCGTAGTTGCTGAGCAGAGCGCGCAAGCCGAATTGATGTTCGAGATGGTGGAGATGGTGAAGCCGGGTGACGCGCCGGACATTCCGCTGCCCAGAAGTATCAACCTTGCAGCGCTGGCGAAATCGCTCAAGAAAATGGATACCAGTGGCAACCCCGACCCGTCGCAGCTTGTCTTTGATACCCGGCCAATTGGCAAGGTGACAACGAGCCGCAACGGGCGCGTATACAGTGAGCGGAGCGTGGAGTCGCTGGTGCGCCAAGTCAACACCAACCGACCCGGCGGACGCTGGGGACATCTGCGCGAGGACGAACTTAGCACGAAGTATGAACTGCCTGCCGTGAAATGGATTGCGGCAGTTTACAACCCTCTCACGAAAACGGCGTGGGCTAAAATGCTTGCGCTTACAGCGGACGCGGAAATCTTAGTAGAAATGTCCTCTGCGTTAGAGTCTGCCGTTGGCACGTCGATTTTTGCGGATAAACCAACGGAAGACGCTGGCGAAATCGTAGATTATCGGCTGATTAGTATTGATCTAGCTGATCCGGCACGAGTGGGAATACCGGACATGAGTACCGTTCCTATGCCAACAAGCGAAATGTTAACACCAAATAAGTTAGAGGAGACCGTTATGGCCGATGAAAATAAAGCGCTCACGGAAATTACCGTTGAACGCGACACCTTGAAGACGCTCACTGAGCAGCTTCAAGCAAAAGTGAGTGAACTGGAAACCGCCGCCGTTGCCACTGCCTCCAAATTGACAGAGTTCGCCGCTATCGGTGATCTGGTTGGTAAGGAAGCCGGAATCGTGGAAGCGGTCAAAGAAATGGGTGAAGAGAATACCCGTTTACTGGAAACTGCAATCGTGGCTGAAATCGCGGAAGCGGTGAAACTTGTTGACGTGCAGCCCGTCGTCCGTGAACTGGTAGATATGCAGAAGCCAACAACCAGCGCACAGGTGAAGGCAGCCGTGCAATCGGTTGTGGATCGCCCGTCAATCAAGGCGCTGTTGAAGGCCGCAGTCGCCGCCGAAATGGGACCTGTTTCACAGCGCAACCCAAAGAATCCGAACAATACATTAGGCGAGGGCTGGAAAGCCTACGTCTCCATCCCAGAGGAGAAGTAACACATGGCACCTTCATATTTTGAAAGCGACGGAAGAGCCGTCAACGTAACCCTTGTAGCAACGGTCCCAGGGAACGGCGAACCTATTTACGGCGAAGGCTGGCTAGGACTGGCGGAAGGTTCTGGTAATTCAGGCGAAACGATTGCGGTAACGATTGATCGCCGCGAACACCAATTCCTGTTTCCAACAGCGTTAACCGTCATCAAAGGCGACACCATTTACGTAACGCTGGCAAGCGCCCCGACCAATAACGTCCCTGACGCTGCTTACAGCACTACAAGCGGTGCTGGTAAAAAAGCGCTATGCAAGGCAACGGCGGCAGGCGACACGGTGAGCTTTTCTGGAAAATTACTTGTGACGGGCATTTTACTGCCGGAGGGCGTGTAATCATCATGGTTGAATTTATTTCAAGCGAAAGCCGGGCAAAAAGCAGCGCTTATGCTTCCTTTGCAGAAGGCGTGAAATTGGCTGAGCATATAAAAATGAGTGGGAATCGGAACTCCGAAGGCACCCCCATTCTGGAATTTGTCGGCACGGGTGACTTTCCCGCTGCCCATTTTATCCGTCAGCGCTACGAAGTCTTTGCGGGACGCGAAGAAGAGCCGGAAATCTGGCGTGACATCTACACCGACATCCCCATGCCGGATGCGCCGAAGAATGTTTCTGTCCTCGAAATGGGACCGGGCGGCGTAGTTGTTGATGAAGTGTTGGAAGGTGGCGAGGTCAAGTTTGCCTCTGTCTTGTCTAGCAATTTCACTATTCCCATGAAACGGTATGCGTTTGGCCTTGAGTATTCGGAAGACGTACTCATCTATAATCAGGTCAACTTTATGCCCCTGATTGAACGTGCAGCAGGCCGGGCGTTTAGCGCGAAAATGAACGCTATCCATATTGACCCGATCATCAATTTTGTCTATCCCGCCACTAACTCAGTTGCTGCCAGCGCCGACGGCACGGGTGTTATTGAGAAAACGATCCGTACACTGGAAGACGCGATTGTAGAAGCCGAAACCGACACGGCTAATCCGCGCTATGGTCCCTACGTACTACTAGTGGGCAGCGGCTCGCGCTTCCGTATTGAACGTGCGTTAAGCCGCGTCCCTCAACAGAACTTTGAGAACCAGTCCGGCGCAATTGACATGATTTCTAAAGTGATCGTGTACAAGGGTTGGACGGGTAAACGTGGCGCAAAAGTCACCACGTATGCGGGTGTCCCTGCAAACACCGCCTTCCTGATTTCGCTGGCAAACCGGGACTCCGATTTCCAAAGCATCCTGAAAAGTGACCTGCACACGGATGAAGGCAACGCCGATGTGTCACGCTTCATCAAAGACCAAACGGTCTGGTCGCTTATTCGTGGCGTTTATGCGAACCCGCTTCGCGCCGTTCAGAAAATTGCCCTACCCGCGTCTTAATAGGGTCGCTCATTGTCATTTCCTACAGGGGTTTAGGCTTTGGCTTAAACCCCTGTATTGCATAAGGGGTCAAGCATGAACGACATTATCAACCTCGCCGCGCCTAACTGGTCGCCTGCTGATAGCTATGGTAGACTAGCTTGCGAACTGGCAAGCCGGCTTGTTGTTTCCGGTGTGCATGTTAACCGGATGGGTGATGCCAGCGATGTGTATATCAAACCCGCTATGGGGGGGATTTTGATGGGCTGGCCTACCAATTTTAAGGGGTACGGGTGGTGGATGCAAGCGGGAGTGAAGATTGCAATAACCATGTGGGAGTCTACCCAGCTTCCGCCCGAATGGGCTGCCATCCTCAATACCTTTGATGCCGTTATCTTGCCTGCTCGTTTCCTCGTTGACGTATTCCGCGATAACGGGGTGACAGCGCCTTTGTACGTTATCCCGCTGGGTGTGAGTGACGAGTTCCAGTACACACGGCGACCCGTTGACCGTTCCCCCGTGCGCCTGCTGACGATTGCAGATCGCGGGTATCGGAAGGGGTCGCATGAGGTCGCGTATGCCTTTCAACGGGCATTTGGCGATTCAAAGCATGTCCAGTTGACGATGAAGGCGCGACGATTCCCTATTCGGATTACCAACCCCAACATTGAAGTGCTTGAATCCGATATGACAAATACGCAAATGGCAATGCTGTACGCCCAATGTGATGCGATGTTCTTTGCCGGACGTGAGGGTTTCGGGCTGCCGCCGCGTGAGTTTGCCGCAACTGGTGCGCCTGCTTTTGCCCTTGATTGGGGCGGGACGACTGATGACTTGGGGCTATGGGGTTATCCGCTCACATCAACGATGGAAAGCGCTTGGTCTGACAACGCCGCGCTGCGCGGGTTAGGCGAATGGGGCAAAGCAGACGTTGACGATATGGCAACCCAGATGACCGACTTCGTAGATCACCGCCAGCGCTATCTTGAGGAAGCGCATGATAAGGCGTTGTATGCCAGCGCACGGTATTCGTGGAAACAGTTCACAGATAGCGTTTGCGCCGTCTGGCAGCACGTCAAGGAGGTAAGTCGTGGCACCCACCGAATTACAGCGTAACCGACTGCGTAGGAACGTTGGCGCAACGGGCGCGAATATGCCTGCGGATGTCATTGACGATTACTATGTACAGGCCAACGGCAAATACAGCGGGAATACATCCGCGATAGAGGCTTGCGTCCGCATACTGGCTATCCGTGACCTTCGGGCGCTGGCAGTCAAGGATGTTGATTACGACCAGAATGATGCGAGTGAAAAATTATCCCAAGTGTTCGCTAACCTCAGTAAACTGGAATCCACGTATGCAGGCGAACTGGATATGGCAGTCGCGGATGCGAGTTCGTCCGTGCGCTGGGGCGCGTTGGCGGGTGGGCGACCACGTAAACGTAGAGAATGGCCTGATGCATGAGGGAGAGAAAATGAACGACTCAAAACGCTTTGCCAATGGCGGGATTGTAGACGGCGGGAAAATGTTTATCATAGGCGGACATCATGCCGCTGATGCCTTTCCGGTAGCGCTGGTTCAAGAGGTTACGGTTTCGGATGCGCCCGATAACACCGCTCTAATTACCGTGACCGTTGCGGTAAATGTTACGCTACCTGATACCTCATACGGTAAACAGCAAATCGCCCTAGCATTCGTTAAATCCACCCAAGATGCTCTCGAAAGGTTTCGGGTGGGCGCATGAGCCAAGATATTAGCTACGGAAATTGGCTTAACGGCGGTGAGGATACGATTAGTAATGAACGCCGCGCCGCCCGTGTCTGGGCGCTCATCCAACGCACTCCCGCATCCATCATCGTTGACCGAAACCAAGTCTTACTCACCGCGCAAACCGTCCGCGTAGAACCTGATAGCGGCGGACAGGAAGCCAAAGGCTACGCCGGGTCATCCGGTAAACAGATGGCGATGGTCTTCGGTGTGCGAGGACACGGGGATGATGATATTCTAGATACCAACCTGCAAAGAGATGACCGCTTTGATTACGGTGGTCAAATCTACCGCGTCGTCAACGTGCAGCACGTTCCCGGCGGGATGCAAGCGAAAGCCGAAAGCATGGATAGCTGATGTCAGCAAACACGACGCGATGGGCGGGTGTAGACGGTATCCTCAGCGCGATGACTGAATACGAGAACCGGACACGGTATGCAGTGAATCAGGTTGCCGTGTACTTTAGCGGGGTGCTGGAAACGTATGCGAAAGAAAACGCAAGCTGGGAAGACCAAACCGGGAATGCAAGACAGACACTCACAAGTTACGTGGCCGACCTTTCGCAGAATACGGTAGTTTTGTACTTGTCTCACGGAGTTGAATACGGGATTTACCTTGAAGTCAGTCATGGCGGCGCTTATCAAATTTTATGGCCTTCAATCGAAGGCCACCTACCCGCGATTAAGCAAATGTTGGACGGCATATTCCGTTAAAGTAAAATAGTTGTCACGGTAGAATTTTTGTGCTACCATAATACTTAAATCTTGAGCGCCTTGAGCGCCGTAAACTTTTAACCACAGAACGCCGTAGAGTGTCTAACATTCTACGGCGTTTTACGTTTACCGGGAAAACAGCGAATCAATGGCAACACAGCGAGCAGCCTTCAAAGCGATCCTAGCATCCGATACCACGCCAACGGTTGGCTTGCTTGCTATCCTACCGGGCGGGGTGTTGGACGCAGCGGAAACGATTGATGGCGACGGGTGGCGCAACGTGCCGAAATCGGCCAGCAAGACGCGGATTTCGCCGTTTGCCGTTATCCGTTGGCAGGCTTCCACAGTTTACCAGCCTTCGGTAGTTGGTTCGGAACGGCAGACGGCAGAGGTCTATTTTTACCAGCCTCAAGGTTATGACCTTATTGAGAGAGCGATCACTCGCGTTAAGGTGCTGCTGCATCGCAAGTATACGACCACTGATGACCGCGCCATCCTGTATACGGAATTCGTGTACGCCAGCGGCGAGTTGTATGACGGAACGATGGAACTAGGCGGGGCTTCCTGCCAGTTTGCGCGATTTATGAATTACTTCATTCGGAGTTAGAGGAGAAAGATCATGGCTGAACCACTTTTTGGAGAGGTACTTTACAACCCAACCGCGTTGATTGTAGCGGCACTCAGCAGTAGCAACGTCTACGGTACACCTGTAGAAGTCACCCGGTTTGACACGGCTGATTGGGACTATGAAGCAATGAATGACGAACTGATGAGCGGTGGGTTAATCACTGACTTGCTTTCAATCATCACCAAGGTAACAGGGACCATTAAAGAGGCCAGTATCAACCGCGCCGCGCTTACGGTGTTAACAGGTGACACGTCGTCTGGCAGCGGGTCAACACCAAACCAAGTGAATACGATGGATTTCAAGGTTGGCGGGGCAGGCTTACCTTACTTTGGTTGTATCTTGCGCTTCGAGGCGCTGTACGGGGCAAACGTGTTAGTTGGGATGCCAAAATGCAAACTGGATTCCACGCCTGCGTTTGCGGTTGAACAGAACGCTTTCCGGCGCGGTGAAGCTAGCTTTAGCGCCATCGCAGCAGGCACAATATCAAATAGCCCGATCCGCCTGAGAAGCCACGAAACCGCCGCCGCTATCCCGATTTCTCAGGTTAACTTTCAGGCGTTCTTTGCAGGGATGTTCTCATAATGACGACACCTGCAAGCCAGTGGCAACGGCAAGCTGAAGAACTCGAACTCCCGTCAGGACGGGTCGTCAAGGCGCGAAAGCCTGACCTAATGGACATCCTCATGAGTGAACATAACGGGGATGTGCCTGACTTCCTGACGGCGCAGGTTTTGGCGCAGTTCAAAGGTAAGAAACCCAAAAAAGAGGAAACGGACACGGTTGATATGGGCTTAGAAGACCTCACGAAGATGGGGCGATTTATTGACCGTGTAACCCGCGAAGCTTTCATTGAACCCCGTATTTCAGAAAACGGGCATCCTGATTACGAAAACGGTGAAATCAGTATCCATGACGTGAGCCGCCCAGACAAGATGTTTGTCTACAACTGGGCAATGCCTGCAAGCGAGACAGCGAAAGCCAAATCCTTTCGTAAAGAACCACAGCCAGATGTGGAGGCTGTACCAGAACAGTAAGGACTTCGGCAGCCGTCCGGCAACCGTCATCGGTTTACAAGATACGTGGGTCGCTTACCAATTCGATAGCGCCGTCGGGTATCTAGGGCGGTATGTTGAAATCAAGATGGAAGAATATGAGGGTAAGGGCAAACACCGCAAACGGAAGTGGACGGTTGAACAGGTACTCGCCGGACGCGCCGAAGCCTCCAAGATGATGAATGGCTTAATCGCTCAGTTTATCGCAAGCGGGTTAGAGTCAACTTAACGATACAACGACGGCAGCGAAGGGCTGCCGTTTCTTTTTGTAGAAAATATGTGCTAGAATAATAAAGAGAACATTTAGAGCGCCTTGAGCGCCACAAGTTTAAATTCCTGAACGCCGTAGAGTGTCTTAGACATTCTGCGGCGTTTTTTGTTTTGAAGGAAAAGATCAATGTCGGCTTCTGGCGGTGGTGTCAATTTAGGCGTGGCCTACGCTTCTATCGAGATGAATCTCGACGGTTTGCGTTCCAGTATGTCACAAGCAAAAAACATCTTCTCAGACGGCTTGCAAGGTATTGGCGACAGCATCAGCAGCGCGGGTCAAAGCATGATGCAACTTGGCGGCAATATTACCGCGCTTACTGCACCGCTTTCGGTTTTCGGAGTCGCCGCCATTAGTAGCGCCAGCCAGTTTGACGAGTCGATGACCAATATTGGCGCGGTCATGGGGGTGACTCGCGAAGAAATTACCGCAATAGGAAACGAACTGCAAGCCTTTGGCGAGGGTACACGGGCGGGACCGCAAGCGGTAGCCGATGCTTTCTACGACATCGTTGGCGGCGTTACCGATGCTACGACCCACATGGCGATCTTGGAAGCCGCCAACCGGACAGCGGAAGCAGGCAACGCTGATTTAGGCGAGACTACCAACGCCATGATTTCAATCATGAACAGCTATGGTTTTAGCGCTGAGGAGGCAGCATTTGCCAGCGACGTACTGACGCGGACAGTCGGGGCTGGGGTTGGCACCATGGGGGATTTCGCTAGTGCATTGCCCCAAGTTACGGGGCTTGCCAACGCGATGGGTATTGAATTTGATGATCTAGCAGCCCAAGCCGCTTACTTGACTACGCAAGGTAACACAGCATCGCAATCCGCGACTCAGTTGGGCGCTATGATGACAACGCTCCAAAACCCGACACAGGCACTCGCTGACGTTATACACGGTCTTGGCTACGAAAACGGACAAGCATTAGTTGATGCAAAGGGGCTTTCCGGCGCGTATGCCGAAATCAGGCGGGCGGCGGGCGGGTCATTTGATGGCATTATCACGAATACGGAAGCCTTACGCGGCGCAACGGCGTTAGCTTCCGATACGTTTGTTGAGTTTGCCGATAACTTTACAAGTGCAGTTGACGGGTCAACAGTAGCCGCGCAAGCCACCCAAAACCAGAGTTTTGCCGCGCAGCTTGACCTTATGAAATCGGCCTTTCTGAACCTGAGCATCACCATTGGGGAGGCAGTCTTACCCGCACTGGCGCAGATAATGAAGTACATAACACCCATTATCCGAGGGATTAGCGCCTTTGCCACCGAAAACCCCGCACTCGTCCGCACCATAGGACTGGTTGTAGGCGCGGTTGCGGCACTAGGCGCGGTACTAATCCCGCTTGGATTTGCAATTAGTACCGTTGGAGCGCTTATGGCAAACGCGTCAGTGGTTGCTTTTGCCGCGTTTTTGGGGCCAATCGCACTCGTTGGAGTAGCGTTAGCAGGATTATATCTCGCCTTTAAAAATAACTTCTTAGGTGTCAGGGATTTATTGCAACCCGTCGTTGATCGTATAAATATATCTTTTACGAATATAACTAACGGCCTTGATCGTCTGATGCTGTCACTGGGCTGGTTTGTTGAGGACATTAAAACGTTTGGTATCCGTGACGCAATTTTAGGGGCATTTGGATGGGGGAAAGCGGCAGAGGAATCGGGTGGTGAGTCTTGGCTGGAAGGTGTCATTTTCAACTTCGGAATAGCGCGTGACGACGCGATACGAATTACCGATCAAATAGGTGCTACTGTTCAACGCTTTTTGGGGATATTTGATCGTGTTTCTAACGCATTGAGTTTATTTACGCGTGGAGTGGAGTCAACCTTTGAGCAACTCAGACTAGGCGACAATATCTTTGATGCAATTGTTTATGGATTGGGTCAATTTGTTGACCAGATTTTTGAAGCGTTAGGATTTTCAGAAGAGGCGGCTAATGGTATTCAGCGTGTTTTCTTCGATGCTGTGGAGGGTATTGAGAAAACATTTAACCGCGTCGTCAACACCCTCCGCCCACTATTTACTGAGGTTGGGAAATTCCTCGTCAACCTTTTTGAAAATATCGACTTCAAACAAATCTTTAAAATTGGGCAGGTACTACTGTCACTCACTAGCCCGATAGGTATTGCCACAACAGTTCTGCGGTTATTCAGTGTTGACGTGGTATCTATTTTTGAAACCGTTGTAAATGCTGTGACTAGGTTTTTTGGGGCAATAAATGATGGCGGATCATTCTTTGACGGGTTAAGCGCCGCCATTCCCGGCCTCAACGGATTCTTTGACTTCCTAGAAACCGCCTTCAGCGATGTCATTACCTTTGTAACCGCCGTTGTCATTCCCGGTTTGCAGCAGTTTGCCGAATGGTTTACGACAACCGCGCTACCAGGAGTGATTACGTTCCTTACAGGGACAGTTATCCCGGCAATCCAGAATTTCTTTAACTTCGTAGGGTCAATTGCAGCCATCGTTATCCCCGCTCTTCAGCAGTTCGCTAACTGGTTTCTCGTTGACGTGTTGCCACAAGTCATCACTTTTGTTACCGGAACTATTATCCCGGCAATCCAGAGTTTCTTTGACTTTTTAGGCCAAATATGGGCAATCGCCGCCCCTGCGCTCATGTCGCTGGCAGACTGGTTTCTCGTCTCCGCGTTACCCGCTATTCAGCAATTCATTTCTGGCGTGGTTATCCCGTTCATCACGGATTTTATCGCGGTGCTGGTTCGCATCTGGAATGATGTAAGCCCGTTCCTTATCCAGTTATTCGATTGGTTTGTGAATACCGGACTGCCGCTTGTCATCTCTTACATCAATGACGTAGTGCTTCCTGCTGTACAGGGGTTTATCAACATATTGG